CTGATCAAATTCTGAGAAAAGTTATTTCCGTCCTCAGTACTGATCAATACCTCTATCGCTAAACGGTCGAATATTTGGGCTCCGAGCCTGAATGCTCCGGTCAGGAAGTGAGCTACGGTCATCGCGATAGTCTCGACGACTGGGAGATTCCAAAGCATCGGCTGAATGCGACCTTGCGGATCACCGACGATATATCGACCAAGCGTGTCCTTGAGCGTTTCGATCTTCGCCCAATCCGTCGGGTGCAAGACCGTTCCCGTCGCCGGGAATAACGAGACCGCAGCCGCCTGCAGCATCGCAGCGCGAATCTTATCGATCTGCTGGGTGCTCGAAAGTGCATCGGAGAATGCGGTAGCCTGGGGAATAATTCCTAGGAGATGATTACCAGTACCGTCGCCGGTTAGGATTTCCACCTCTTCGATATATTCCAGGCCGTAACGTAGGCGACCGTCGATGTAGCTTTGGAGTTGCGGCGCATCGTCCAATATTTGCCGAGACGCCTTCATGATCCAGGCCAAAGTTCTGACCGGCGAACTTTTCAGATCGTATGTCAAATCGCCGGTTGGCTTCGTCGCTCCTTCCGAGACGGCCGCAGCAGTGATCGTCGGGGGGACCGTTCCGGTTTCCACCGGGTATTCGATGTTGCTTGAGATCGTCGTTCCGGGCGTCAGAAGATCCCGGATCGTCATCTTCCGCAAAGGCAGACCGACCATCGGTTCGCGCTGCGGCACGACAAGGGACGTCGCCGGCGACACACCGGAGCCAACCGTCCCGGCGGCGCTGGTGATGTTCTTGCGCTCCATGGTGACCTGCACCATGCCACGCTTGGCTTCCATCAGTTTCTTGACGGCATCGTTTTCGACGGTCATCTCGCCGATCGATTTTATGGGTTCAAAGCCGGAAGCGTTTCCGCCGCGGCGGGCCATCTTCTGCTCGATGTCGGCGATGCGCGCGCCGGTCTTCTTTTCGAACTCGTCGTAGAGTCCAGTGACCTTCGTGTTCATCTCGGCCAGCGCCTTGTCGGCGCCGTCCTTGGTTTCCTTGGTCATCTTGCCAAGGCTTTCCATTTCGGATTTCGCCGTCTTGGACCAGTCCTTGACTTCGGCCGTGGCCTTCGTCAGCCCAGCCATGAGAGTCTTGAGTTCGACTTCGGTGTCGATCTCGTTTCCGTCTTTATCCTTAGCCATGATCGTTAACCTCGTTTGTCTGCACGCCTTGGCGTGTCAGAATTTGGGGAGGGAAAAATCAGCCAAGTTTAAGCTGAGCTCGTCCAGAGCCGCTTTCTTGCTGACATGCGTCGCCTGGTTGCTTCCCTCATCCCGAGGTAGCGATCCGAACAAGCGAACGGCGACTTCGCTGGCTCGAGCGCGAGAAAGATCGAACTCATCCCTGAGTTTCTTTTCGATCTCGCGAATTGTCATTCCTGATTTTGAATAGCCGGTCATGCCGGCCGGGACGCGATCACCGGTCAATGCCTGGTGGGCGTCCTGCATGTGACTCATCAACACGGCGTCGTGTTTGGATGAGTTGTAAGAGCTCATCGTGCCCATGCCATTGGCCATCGATTTGTCGTGCATGTCCATCGCAGCGCAGAGTGCGGTGATCGCGGCCTCGACGTCAGCCTCGAACGGGTCTTCGTTCGGATCATTTCCATCGCCGTCGGGGGCGTCCTTGAGATGCATGCGGAAGGCCGACTTGATCTCCTGAATGCGCGCCGCGCTGTTGCTCGGATCCCGCACGATATCGACCGAGTGCAGCTTGAGCTCAGTGAGCGTGCGCCGCGGTTCGCCCTGCTTCTTGCCCATGCGGGCGCCGCCGGCGGGGACCGCATAAGCAATCGACAAGCCGCTGAGCGCGCCATCCTTCATCAGCCCCGCAATGCGGCGGCCGTGGTCGGTGTCGAGCGCGGAAATTTTGCCTTTGACACGCAGGCCGCGGTCATCGGATTTTACCTCGGTCCAAACGCCAACCGGGAGTGGATCTCCGCCGGTGTAGGCCGAATGTTCAACATACATGCCGGGCATAGTACCCTTGACCGCATGCTCGGCGAGCGTCGTGTCATAGGCGCCCTTGACGATTACATCCTTGTGCGAATCGAGAATGTCGTAGACCGAGCCGTAGCCCTCAAATACGCCGGGCTGACTTTCACCAACAAACTTGAATTCTGTCGGCGCGACGAAAATCTCAAGATTGCGCATTGGTTGCTCCGGTGTCTGTCGTATCGTCGAAGGTTGCCGCTGCCTCGTCGGCGAGATCGGCGGCAGTCGGCGCAGCAGGCGATGCATTTGGATCGAGCGGCTTCGGCGCGCGTCCGCGGACGAATTCTCCCAGCAATTTGATCGGAAGCATGTTCGACATAATCATCAAATCGTTGCCTTCTGGATCAGGCGGATCGTTTTCCAGCGCACGAATTTCGTTCGGGGTCTTCAGACCGAATGCAATTTGCGTCTTGTAGAGCGCGGCGCGGATTGAACTGTCGGCGCGCAGAATGCCGTCGACATTGAATTCCGGGTAATAGGCAATGGCTTCCTGCGGCAGCATCAGGGATTTCATGATGGCCTGTTCGATGCGTTCCAAATGAGGGCGCAGCGAATACATCAGGAACCACAAATTCATCTGCTCAAGACCGGTTCCCCATGCGGTCGATTTTTCGGTGTGGCCGATCATCGGCGGCGGCACCATGAACCAGCGGCACATCTGCTCGACGTGGAATCCGCGGGTCTGTAGGAGCTGCGCGTCTTCGGGCGGAAGAGAAACTGCTGTATTAAGTTTCCACGCTCCTTCCAGCAGAGGAACGCCGCCGGTTTGCATGGCACCGGAAAAGCGCTCGATCATCGCATTGGCTTGAGTGCGCTGTGTGTCGGTTAGATAAGTCGGCGCTTCCATGATTGCGCTTGGGCGCATGCCATTACGGAAGAATGAACCGGCCGCTTTCTCGGCCGCCATTGCACTTGCTAGACCCTGACGTGCTTGTGATATCGGCGCGATGCCGACCAGGCCGTCGAGCGAAAACCCCTTGATATGCAGAACCTGAAATTCTTGTAGAGTGGCAATAAATCCCTGGAACGAATAATGATAGGTCAATGAACCGTCTGTATGTCGGCGCACCGTGACGCGGTCCGGCCGCATCGGCGTGATTGCGACAATTGGATTGTCCGGCCCAGGCTGACTGGCAACATCACCCTCATCGTTGCGGCGGATGATGGCCCCGTATGAATTACCCCACAGCAGAATGGCCGCGACTGTACAGGTCCAGAATTCCACCGCCGTCATATCGGCATTCGGCCGATCGTGTAGCAGCCTATAAAGAGGATGCGTGTCGTCGACTACGCCTTGGCCGTCTTTGTTCCGCTTGTAGATGAAAAGTGGCAGCGTGGCGATCGTTTCCGCTATCAACCGAACGCATGCCCAAACAACATCGAGCTGCAGTGAGGAATCGACGGTGACGACTTCGCCAGCGTGTGTCGGCCCGCTCGAAAAGAAATGGTAGAGCCGCGGATCGGTAAGGCCAAGACCGCGCGCGAGAATAGAAACATTCTTGAGCGCAACATTTGTCAGGGTTGGCCCTAACAGGGCCACAGTCGCCTTCGAGATCATACCCATAAGGCGAAAACCTTTATCGCGGCGGAATTATTTGGCGTTTACGGCGGCCAACCCAGAGATGACAGGAGCTTTAAGAAAACTATCGAGCCCGCCATTGGGCTTGGTCGCGTTCATCAAGCCGACGGCCATGACACCAGCCACCACGCCGTCGATCTTTTCAGCGGCGCGCTCCTTGTCTGGTTTGATGTTGCCGGCCGGATCCTTGCGATAGGTGGCGTTGCCGAACATCCATTCCAGAACAGGGTGATTGCCGTGCTCGAGCTTGCCGGAAGTAAATAGTTTTTCCATTTCCGCCGACGCCTCGGCCATCGAGCCGTAACCCTGGCGGAATTCCTTGCAGGGCAAACCCTCTTCCTGCAGATGAATGGCGACTTGCATCGCGCGCCAAGGATCGTAACCGATCATCGTGCAGCCGAACGCAGTCGCATCCTCGCAGATTTGATGCTCGATGAAATCGTAATCGGTAACATTTCCCGGCGTGGTCTTTAGCGCGCCTTCCGCAACCCATCGCTTATATGGAGTGCGCGGTGAATCGCGCTCGGCAACCGTGCTTTCCGGAAGCCAGAATCGCGGGATCAACGTCACACGACCTTTCTCATCTTCCGGCGGGAACGCCCAGACCGCGGCAGTGATGTCCGACGTAGAACCCAGATCGAGACCGAGATAGGCTTTGCGTCCACCGCCCATGAAACGCTGCGGCAGTGCCTTCCAATAAATCTTATCGGTTGGTGCCGCCGTATTCTCCGACCAACGGTGCATCGGAAACCAACGCTTCGCCTGCTCCACCCAGATATTGAGATGATACCGCTTGAAGTCGTTTTCCATGCGCGGGCTTTGGATTGCCCGCTTGCACTCGGACTCGAGAAATTCACGCTTCAGCGAGATTCCGAGATTTGGGTTTGCCTTTGCCCACACATCGGGCGAGGTCCAATCGCAATCCTTGTCTGCCTCATAGATGAAAACGTAGGTTTCTGGGTCAAGCGAAGGGTCTTCCAGAATCCGCTTTGACGTTTCGTAAAGATCGAAGCCGTAAGTCTTTATTTCGCCCGCGGTCGAGATGGTCAGATCAAGCGGTTGGCGCCGAGCACCCATTCCCTGAATTAAAAAGGTGTGGAGTTTGCCGTCGCGCCAGGCGTGTGCTTCGTCGCCGATATTGGCGTGCGGCGAAAGACCGTGCTTGCCGTAAGCCTCACCAGAGAGGGGGCGAAACCCCGCCATAAGTGCGGGGCAAAATAAACCGGTCTTAGTTACCTCGTAGAGATTTGAAAGCGGCTCAGACAACGCAACCATGCGCGCGGCGATATCGAACACGACGGAGGCTTGTGCCTTGTCGAGTGCATGCGAGTAAACCTGTGCGCCAGCCTCGCCGTCCCCAACCGTCAGCAAGTGTCCGACGCCAGCGGCCCAAGTCGACTTCGAATTTTTGCGAGGCATCCAACCACGCACAAAACGATAACGGCGCGATCCGTCCTTGCGCCGGCGCCAACCGAATATCTGCCGGGTGTGAAAAGCCTCCCACGGACTCAGGTGGAAAGTCTTTCCGGCCCATTCAGCATCGACGAAAGAGAGAAACCGTGGAAAAAAACCGACCGCCGCGTCCGCCTTGGCTTTGTCGAAGTAGTAGGGGCTGCGGGGGGCTTTGACTTTTTTCGGTTCTACCAGAACGGAACTGATCGACATCACATTCGATCAATTTAATTTGCCGGCGTTCTGCAGATAGCCGAGTGGCGATAGTGGTGGGGCCTCCGGTGCTACACCATCCGGCATTTCCGACGCAGGCTTATCGTCCGGGTGAGGTGGCTCTTCCCCAAAGAATCCACCCATCGCCGCCGGCATCGCCGCTAGGCCGCGGAGAATATTTTGCCTTGCCGCAGGATTGAGCCCGAGCCGATCTTCAAGTGACTGCAGAACGCG